TTAGATCATTAATGCTTTGTGTGTTCCGCGTAGGCGTTCCAGCATCCGCTGCATGGCTGGTTTTTTCTCTGCCTCTTTCTGCGCTTCAAGCACCATCAGCTCGGTTTCTAGCTTGATTGGGTCTACGCCTTTCACTTCTGCTAGTGCGAGTGCTTGTGCTCGCGTCGGCAGGGTGCCTTTGTTCTTCCATTCGGAAATTCGCGCCGGCTGTACGCCCCGCGCTGCCATCTCCATGCGGTCGTTCGCTGTCAGTTCGGCAATTAGTTGTTTGTACATAGTCCTGCACCTCCATAGGTAAATTCAATTACGATTTTCATAGCGAAATTCGTAAAATGTGGTAAATTACGTTTGCTGCTACGATTTTCGTAATCGGATGCGGTAACTGTTTCAGTTTACCACCCATGGAGCTACCCATGCCAGCGCAACAGATGCTTTTGCCCGCAGTCCAAGAGGCTTACGCGGCCAACGATTGCAGCCCCGCCGCTCACGCGGAACCCTCCCGCCGCGTGGCCCTGGTAGCTCAGGGTGGCGGGGCCTGCATTCAATCTGGTTTCGACTCCGGGAACGAAAAGCGCCGGGGCCGTCCCCGTAAGTACGCATCCGATGCCGAGCGCAAGGCTGCGTATCGCGCTGCCAAGGCACGTATCGACTACACCGACAAGCCCGAAATTAAGGCCACGATTTCGCGCCTCGCCCAGCAGTTCGAAGTGGGCGAAAACGAAGTCCTGCAGGAGCTGGTCCGGTTCGCGTTGTGCAACCGTGACTGGGCGCGCCTGGGCTTCGCTGCCAAGCGCGTCAATGGGGCGTTGCAGTGAGTCCCGAAGCCATCCGCGATCTGCCCTACCGCGCGCGCAGGGCCATTTCTGCCCCGGTCCCGAAATCCATTGTGGACGGGTCCAAGGCTGCGGCCGTCGAATACAAAACGTGCGCTGCAGCGCTGAGCACGTACCTGCGCACGGGTCACCAGCCTGAGCGCGCCCGCGCCCGTGTTGAGCGCCTGGAGCGCATGCAGGGGGTAGCGCCGTGATCCGTTTGTTCTTTGGTCGTCCCGGTGAGGGCATGTCCTATTCACAGGGCCTTTCCGCCTCCCTCCCTGGAGACAAACCGGGGACCCGCATGGAGGCCTTGCGCCGACTCTGCGGGGCTGGGGGTATGGGGGTGCAAACCCCCCATGTCGCCCTGCGTGGTACCCGTGCCCCGCGCCATGTTGACGGTCCTGAGTGCCCCCCCCCGAGCCCTTCCGTCCGCAGAACGTTGCCGCATGGCTCGCAATCGCCTCGTTCCTTGACGCAAAGCCTTGGCGCGATCTTTATGTGCACGGCCGCAAGGTCGGCATGCGCGCGGCCCGCTGCGCGGAGGGGGCCCCGCTTGCGGGGGAGGCTTCCGCGCATGCGGCAGGGGCGCAAGCCCTCCCCGTTGGTAATCACGGGGATAACGATCTACAGCAGGCTTCGCCGTCTGTACTAGTACAAAAAGGTTTTGTATGACGCGTCCCGCAAAGTCTGTACTACAGAAGCATTCCGGCACCTGTGCCCTCGTCCTTGATGGCAATGAGGTGAAAGTCCGCCTCATGGCGGAAAGGCTTGAAAGCGGCGTGCCTGTCCACGTCGATTGGTTGCGTTTCACCTGCCATGTGCGCAATGCGCCTATGCCGTCCGTCGATGTGCTGTTCCCCGATTCCACGGACGCGGAGCCCATCAGCGAGTGGGACGCGGACAAGCGTAAGCAGCGCTTGGAGCGCCTTCGCAAGTTCCTCCAGTTCGTGCCCGACGTGGAGTTTTCCCCATCGGCTCAAGCCTTCGAACTGGCGGAACGTGTCGCGGAGTCTTTGGGCCCTGATTTCATCGTTTCGCCCGAAGTCCGCAAGGGGCACGATTTCTATCGCTGCCGCTGGTCTATCGAGCGTAACGGCGCCGAAGTCGGATGGGTGGGATTCCTCGCGTCGGGCGAGTCCCCGCGCCAGCTCGCGCAGGCCAAAACGATCCATTGCAATGTGTACGGCTCCGCCTGCACCTTCGCGCAATCCGGATGGCGCGATCACCTCGCCAACGTGGTGGATGAGTGCAATGGATGGCTGACGCGTATCGATTTGGCCCTGGATTTTTTCGACGGTTTGAACGGCGGAATGGAGCGCGTCAAGGCGGACTATGAGGCGGGCTTGTGCGACGTCGGGGGGCGTCGTCTCAAGTGCAACATGGTCGGCGACTGGTGCGGTGGCAAGGCCCGTTCGTTCTATCTCGGCACCAAAGAGGTCGGGAAGCAGACCAACGTGTACGAAAAGGGCCACCAGCTCTTCGGCGATGCCGACACGTCCGCATGGATTCGCGCTGAGCTGCGCTGGGGCAACAAAGCCCGGTTCCTGCCGACCGACATGCTGCGCCGTCCGGCCGATTTCTTCCACGGTGCCAGCGACTGGCATGCATCCCTGCTCAGGGAGGCCGATGCAATTTCGTTCCCGGTGACTGTTCCCTGCGAACAGAAGCGCCAGATTGAAACCGTCGAGGGTGAAGCAGTGCGCAACGTGCGCTGGCTCCGCGAAGTGGCAGCACCCAGCATCGCCCTGGCCTTCGAGCACCTCGGGGAAGAGCACTTCCTCGAGCTCGTCACCGGCAAAAAGGCCCCTGGACGCCTGCAGAAATTCAGCGAATCGGAGATTGCTCGCGCCTATGAACGCGCGTTCATCCGGTCCATCAGAACCCCAAAGAGCGCGGACGTTGGCCACGTCTTGGCATAGCTCTCAACAGAAGGCCATAAGGGAAATTTATGAAGTTCGATACCGAAGTCGTCGTCCACGGCGTCAAGGAAAGTCAGGGCGAGATCGAAGGACGCGCCTACAGCAGCACGACTTTCCACTGCGAGGTGGATCTGAGCGAAAACAGCGCCGGCCGCAGCATCGGCCGTGCCACTCGCCCGTTCAAGCTCGGTGATGCAGCCGAGTTCAACAAATGGGCGCACCTGGGCGCGTCCCTGCCCATCAAGGCGGTGGCTACCTTCGAAATGGCAGCGGGAGCCCAGGACGCTACGAAGCTGAAGCTGGTGGCCATCCGGCCTGTCGAGCGGGCACCCGCAAAGGCGGCCTGACATGTACGTCATCCAGTCCGCGACAACAGGGGCGTTCCTCGCTCCTTCCGGAAACGGTGAGCCGGAATGGGTGATGGCGCTGTGGGATGCCGGCTCCGTCGAATACCTCGATGACTGCGCCCAGTTGATCGAAGACAACGCGGAGCCCTGGCATAGAGCGCAGGTCGTGGACCTGACGAACCTACGCAGGGTTGCAGGCTAATGGCAATTCGTTCCCGGAAATTATTTCTTAACAAGCTGGGTGGTCATGTATGGATGAAAAGGCTGAATGCCCGCACTGCGGTCATGCGGGGGACCTGGATGAGTTCGCGGACGGTGATGACAGCGCGGGCGGTGAGGACTGGTTCGTTTGTCCTGACTGCGGCGCTGGCGGCATGGCTGACGACTTCGCAGGTGAGGCATGAACATCCTCGTTTGCAACGTGCCGCAGGCACCGTGCCCGCCCGATCAGCAGGGCCTTCTGACCTTCACCCAGGCGGAAGACTTCGCGGCCCTCGGCCTCACGCCCGAGGCGCTGGTGGCTGCATACGCGTTCGGCGCCGGCAGCGTGGTGCTGTGGTGGTTCCTCGGCTACTGCATCAGCCTCGCCATCAAGCTGGTTTCCAAGGCATGACCAATGCAGCTATCAGCCTCGCGCGCGGGGTTGATGGGTGCAAACCGGATTTCCCGGACCACCAAGTTAGGAGTAGGAGTTTGGAAATGGACGCAATCTTTGCAGCAGTGGATTTCAAGACCGTCGCCGCGGCCGTGGGCGTGATCGGCATC